TTAACATTAACGGGAACAGGTTTGGTAAGTTATACCCACGGCGGCGGTGGAGGTGGAGGCGGGGGCGGCCCATTAGCGGTAGGAAATGCTAATAATGTTATTAGCGGCGGCGCGTCAGGGAGTGCTGGGACTAATGATGGTGGTGTTGGTGGTAGTGGTGGCAGTGCGGTTGCATTTACGCCTAGCGCCAATGCTGGAAATGCTGGTAATGCGGGTAATCAACCCGGAGGCGGAGGAGGCGGTGGCGGGGGTGGAGGTTATGCCTTTCGCACTGGAACCGGGAGCGAGATAGGAGCAAGCGGAGGCGCTAAAGGTAATGGTGGCAATGGCAGAGTTTATGTCTATACTTCTGCAAATTAGGAGGGAAAATGGAACAGTTAGAAAACACTTATATTGCTTTTTTAGATAGCAACAATATAGTAATAAATGTTAGTGTCTTTGCCGAAACGGATGAATCTTTAATAAATTCTATCAAAGAACATTTTGGAGCTGCGACATTTGTTAATTGTTCTGATTTAGGGCAACAAGGTGATTTAGGCGACGAATTTTTTAACAATAAATTTTATTCGCCTAGACCTAGTGAAGATTACCTGCGTGATGAGGTAAATGGAATTTGGATTTTGCCAAGACCAAGTGAGGACCACATACTAGATGTAGCAAATAAAATTTGGATTTTGCCAAGACCAAGTGAGGACCACATACTAGATGTAGAAACTGGAGTTTGGATTAAACCAATATTGGATGCCCCTGACTCCAAAACAACTGAATGAAAATAATTTCATTTTCAACAGAATTAGATATATTACCCGAATATAAACCTATTCCTGCATCTAAACTTATACCCGATTGGTATAAATCAGCAGAGTCGTATTTACTTGGTAAAAAAATACCTGGCGGTCAAGCAAATACAACAGCAACAATAAAAAAATGTATGCCTGTGTTTGATGCGATAATTGCGGGTTATATTATTGTTTCTCCGGCAGATGTATTTGTTAGCAAAACTGAAGAAGGCTCATATTTTGAATGGTCGGCTTACAACCTTATTGAATTTCACCCAAACGAACAAGCAAAAAATCACCCATTAAGTAATGCCTCAACTTATCCTAAATGGCAAAATCCTTGGGCAATTAAAACAGCAAAGGGTTATTCTTGTTTGTTTGTTCAACCCTTACACAGAGAATCTCTTTTTACTATTTTGCCCGGAATAGTAGATACCGATACTTACAACGCTACTGTAAATTTTCCGTTTGTATTAAATGATGCGAATTTTGAAGGTCTAATACCAGCAGGAACACCATTAGCCCAAGTTATTCCAATTAAACGCGAACAATGGCAAATGCAATTTGACAACTTTAATCAAGAAGAAACTAGATTAAAAATGCACACTAAAATCTTTGACCGATATAAGTCTATGTTTTGGTCAAAAAAAGAATATAAATAATTATTGACGGGGATTACCAAGGAGAGAAATGGCTTCCTCAAGTCAAGTCACAGTCACATCCACCTCAATTATTATCATTGAGTCCTATGGAGAATTTCGAGATGTCCACCTTCGAAATGTAGGTTCTCACACGATGTATGTTGGCGGTTCGGATATAACAACTAGCAATGGATTTGCACTTCCAAAAGATGCTTATATAAATTTCAGAATTGCACCAAAATCCATTGTCTATGCAGTTTGTTCAAATAATGAAACAGGCATAGCCTCTGTCTTGTATATGGAGCCATAAAATGAACATAACCGATTGGGCAGGCTTTGTTGTCGCCCTTATTAGCATCCTTGGCTCAACTGCCCTTGGAGTAAAGTGGCTAGTCAAGCACTATCTTGCTGAACTCAAGCCAAATGGGGGAACTTCTGTCAAGGATCAGGTCAATAGATTAGAAAGTCGCGTTGATGAAATTTATCGTCTGCTTATTGATAGGCCTTAGCCTCACGGGTTGCAGTTATGATGGATGGGTTCGCTATCCCTGCCAAGAGTTTGAAAATTGGGAGAAGCCTGAGTGTAATCCGCCGCAATGTGAAGTGACAGGAACTTGCTCTGCTGACTTACTCCCCGAGGTGTTTGATGAAAAAGACTAGACTTACTGCCGAAGAGCTACACGCAAGACTCATTGTGACTATTGGAATTATCTTGGCTATTGTTTTTGCTATGTCTGTCTTTGCCTTATTGTGGGCTTTGGTATTTGTGACTCAACCAATGAAACAGGCTCCCAACGATGCAGCTTTCATTGACCTTGTTTCAACTTTGACAGTTTTCTTGACAGGCACCTTGGCAGGTATAGTCAGCGCTAATGGCTTGAAGGATAAAAAGCAACCAAAAGGGGAACCTGATGTGTTCTGATTTAGATAAGTTCCTAGAAGTGGCAGCAGGCGAAGTTGGCTACATTGAAGGCCCTGCCGATAATGAAACGAAATATCAGAAGGCAAATCAACCTTGGTGCGGAGCATTCGTCAATTGGGTGGCAAAGCAGGCAGGTGTCAAAATCCCTGACTGCACCTACACACCGGCAGGGGCAAAGGCATTCGCCGAGGCGAAGCGTTGGCAAGGTATTGCCGAGGCCGAGCCAATGCCTGGTGATTTGGTCTTCTTTGATTTTCCCAATGACTCACTCGACAGAATCTCGCACATTGGCATTGTCGAGCAGGTCAAAGGCAATGGAACTGTTGTCTGCATTGAAGGCAACACGGCTCCCGACACCAAAGGCGATCAGCGCAATGGTGGTCAAGTTGCCCGTAAGATACGCGCCTACAAAGTAAAGAATCGGGGGAAACTTCAACCCTCTCTGCCAGTGTTCATTGTGGGCTTTGGCAGACCTAAGTTCAAGGAGTGCAAATGCTCGACAAAGACAAAGCAGTCGCAATCGTTAACACCTACGCAAGAGCAGGAGCAGCCGCAGTCGCAGCTCTCTACCTCGCCGACCCATCGCGCCCTCTAAAAGATTATCTTGCCTGCTTTCTAGCAGCAGTCATTGGCCCTGTTTTGAAAGCCATTGACCCAAAGGCGACAGAGTTTGGTCGCGGAAGTAAATAGAAAAATGAATCGGGGGAAGATTTTGGATGAGGCCAAACGCCTCACCGCAACGGATCGTCAAAGTATTTATGGCGACCCTTACATAAATCACAAACGCATCGCAGACCTGTGGAGTGTTTATCTTGAAACTGAGATAAGCCCTTCACAGGTCGCTTTGTGTTTATGCCTTGTGAAAATTGCTCGGCTCATAGAAACACCTGACCACTTAGACAGCATCATCGACTTGGCGGCTTACACCGCTATTTATGGGGAAATCAATGATTCAGAAAAATAACCTAGTGCTTGTGCCAACTAGAGGCAGGCCAAAGAATGCAGTTGAAGTCTTGCAAGCACACAAAGAGTTCTCCTGTCGCTCTGACTTGATGTTTGTAGTGGATAAAGACGATGAAGAAATCATCAACTATCGAAGCGCAGTTGGCGTTGAATACATCTTAGAAATTGAGAACACGACAAGGGGAATGGCTTATCCTGTCAATGTCGCTGCCAAGAAGTATGCAAATGAATATGACTTCTTCACCTTCATTGGCGATGACCATAGATTCAGAACACCTGATTGGGATATTGCCTTGATGAAAGCGATAGGCAGCGCCCCTGGCGTTTCCTATGGCAATGACCTCTTGCAAGGTGAGAACTTGCCAACTGCGGTGATGATGTCAAAAGCCATTGTCAGCGCCCTTGGCGGGATGGTGCCACCGAAACTTCGCCATCTTTATCTTGACAACTTTTGGAAGAAGCTAGGGCAAGACCTTGGCAACCTTGTTTATCTGCCTGAAGTAATCATTGAGCATTGCCATCCATTAGCAGGCAAAGCCGAGTGGGATGAAGGCTATCGCTCTGTCAATGCCCGTGAAGTTTATTCATTTGATGCCTTGGCTTAAGACTCTTACATCAAGAGCGAGGACTATGCAGTTCTCTTGCGAGATTTATTGAAATGAGAGCAGTTTCATTCTCTCTCTATGGCAATGATCCGCGCTACACCATCGGAGCTATCAAGAACGCAATTCTTGGCTCGCGGTATTTCCCATTTGAGGATGGTTTCCGCTTGGTCTTTTATGTGGGTCAAAGCGTTGAAG